TTTTCCATGAAGATAATTTCATCTGAGCCTGAAGACCAGCAAAAGTATTAGTACGTATTATATCAGAAATACGTTGCCGTGTCAACCCACTCAGTACCATTTCATTAATATCTTTTCCAGAAACTTCATCTGGCCAGATACAAATGGAATACTGCAAATCTATATATTTCTTCATTAACTTACAGATTTCAGTATTCTTAGGTTGATTATCAAAAACGATATTCAACCGTTCTTTGGGCAAATTGAGACTCTCTATCTTTGAGAAACTAGTTCCCGATACAGAGATCGCATTGTCCAAAAATAAGCTATCAAGTTGTCCTTCAACCACTGTGATTTGCTCATTCACATCGATCTTATCAAGACCGAATACTGTTGGTGCATCTTCATGCACCTTAATAATAATGTAACGTAGAGATTCTCCACGCATTGCTCTAAGTGCTACCGACAGAAGTTTTCCATTACCGTCAAAGAAAGGAATGGCTAGCCGGGGTTCTTCTGTTTTAATAGACTCTTTATACTTATGATTCAATTGAACCACGTCTTGGATATTATCGACATAGTACAATCTATCATACGCGCTTTTTGGTATAGCCCTTGCCTCACAATATTTTACCGCTTCATGATCATACGGTAAAGTATCAAGTCTATCCATTAAACTATCTATAAGACTTTTAGGCTGGGGTTTGGGCGCAAACTGAGGCTTGAAGTCTGGCAGTTCTGGTTCTTTATGTGAAGTGAATTTTGATTGTCCGTTTTGATATCTTTCAAGGACATATTCTTTGTAAGATAGCTGATCTAGTTGCTTCAGCATATTACCAAAATTTGTACCATAGTCACAGTTGTGGCATTTATAGAACATACCACCTTCTTTGCGGTAGAAGTAACCACGCATCTTACTCTTTTTCTTTTGGGAATCGCCACAAATTGGACATCTCACATTAAAGAGATAATCGTCTTTTCGTTTAAATCTTTCGAATCGATGGGATATTAAGTTGAGGTACTTAATGTCAATATATAGACTCATGATATAATCCTGCTATTTAGATCACATTATAGCTGGATCTACTTGGAATGTCAAGAGAAAAATGATAAAATTTCTAAGAAAGTTCCTATAATAAAGCCACCCGCCATTGCGGCTCCAACACTGATCCATTGTCTACGTTCTACAGACTTCAATCTACTTTCCAACTCGCCCTGTACCTTCTGATTTGCTTCCATACCAGTTCTGAGCATACCCTTAATTTCGCTCATGGCATCTACCAGCCTCTTGTAGTCATCTCGGAGTTCTTCCTTAATTTCTCTACTTTGGGTAGTAATTCTAGAATGCAACTCTTTTTCCATTGCATCTTGTTCTTCTCTACGTTTTTCTACCAATTGAAAAAGTTCTCCAGTATCTATCGCAGTAGCCGCTATTCTTTCTTCATGCACCGCCAGTAATTGGTTAATTGAATTAGAAACTTCACCCATTTTATCAATGGCGTCATCTAATCTTCCAAACAACCCCGAAAGGCTATCAACATTTTGCTCCAATAGAGCGACTTTCGTATTAAGTTCAGACTCAGCTGGCATTTTTCTTCTTCTTCTTTCTTCGGTTCATGGGCATCAGTACTGGATCTCTGCCCGGTTCACCCTTAGGACCTATTCCAATGCCATCAATACCACCTGCTCCCACTGACATTGCGGCTTCGTCTGTGAGAAATGACTTAAATGACATAAGGTTATGATCTTCTAGTAAAGTGGCTTCTTTAATAACATTTTCATCTTGCATATACAATTCTAGTAGATCGAGGTTATCTTCTGCTTCTTCGCCATGTTCTCTCAGTATAGCAACTGCGGCGGCAAATGTCAAGAATCTTCTTGCATTCATATCAGAAGATTTTAACAATGAAGACTTAACTTTAAGAACAAAACGAGTCAGCATTGACCAAGAGTTACGTTCTTCTTCTGTCTTAGGATTTCTTAATTTTTTACCATTAGCATCAATGATACCTAATTTATACGCATCAAAGTCCTCAATCTTAGTTGCGAACAATCTAAGAATTCGGTAAACAATTAGTGCATCAATTGTGCGTGACATTAAATATTCCTAAGTAAATTTATGATCTCAAAATTTAGTGGTATATCGGTTTCTTCTATCTTAACACCACCAGTCACAATTTGTTCCATTGGCATTCTATTTAAAAATACCAAAAATGTTTTCAATATGGACCAATGCTCTTTATCTATTTTAAAAAACAACATTGATGTAGCAGATTTATCAAATACATTGTATAAGACTATCAAATGATTGATAATCAATCTGTCTTTGAGTACACCGCTACTTTCATATCTATTAAATAATCTTTTTAGGTACTTAAATCTCTTAGTATCTTCTTCAAAATCATCTATACCAGAACATTCTGGATTGTTATAATTTTTAAGTGCATAAACCAAGAAAGTATCTTCATTCAATTCTATCATTAAGTAAGTTCTTTATATTATGATACGGTAGCCGTACCTCCAATGCAATACCACTTGTCGTTCAAGTAAATAATCTGGGCAGTGTCACCGGCGTTAGCGAAAGCAATCGAACTGTGTCCTAGCTGTGAGTCTTGAAGCGTCACAGTATTAGAACCAGTGTTCGATGTCATGATGATGTTCTTTATCTGGCCAGCTACACCAGCAACAATAGTACAATTTCCTGCTGTTGAAGGATTTGTAATTAGTGTCGTATTAGTTGCAACTGAGATGGCACCCGGTGCGGCAATAGTATCTGGCGTGCCAGCAATGCTAACTTTACCAGCAAAAGACACCGGGGTAGGTACCGTAGCAAATACGTTGGCAATAGTAATATTTTTACTATCACTACCAGCTACGAGGTACAATTTGTCAGTAGCGGCAACAGATGTTGCCGCCGTGAGTTCACTTACTTTCGAATCAGCCATTTAAATACTCCTGTTGTTCAAAGTATTTATATTAGCTTTCAGTCAGTGTGGCAGCGGTAGATGTTACATCATCTGCGCCTGTTGCACTGATAACACAACGGTACTTGTTAGTGCCAAGACCTGTGTTGTCTGAAATATTCAAAGTAGCTGTTGTTGCTGTAGTGTATACACCGGCATTTGATATGTTACCAAATGATCCTGTACCGCCTGTCTGCAACTGCCACTGGAATGTCTGTGTGCCACCAGAACCAGAAATTGTAGAAACTACAGTGAATGACTCTGCTTCTCCAGTAGCTTTAGTGCTATCAGATGGCTGTGTGGTAATAGAGATCAAGAAGTCTTCAAACTCTGTATCTTCAGCATCACCAGTGATACCATTCTTAGATAATGCTACTAATGTTTCTGAGATTTTACGAGATCCGTTAGTTCTTACGTGAACCCATCCAGCATGACCAGCACCAATATCTGGGTTGGCTGCCATTTCGTTCTCATCTACACCAAATGTAGTTTCAGATGTGTAACCACCAACTGAATTAGAACCAATAGATTTAGGCTTTTCGCTCAATGTGTAAGCGGCGCCTGCAGATTGTGCTACAATAGCAGTACCAGCGGCATTAGCATTTACTACCGTAGCGGCAGTATCAGATGCAATTGCAGTGATTCTGAAATCGATTGAGTTTGCGGTGAGAGTGTCACCAATTGCGCTTTCAGTAGTGAAAGCTGTGCTAGTTCCAGTAACAGCACCTGCAGTAGTAAGTGCTATGGTACCTGAACTAGTCTTATCGTCTGTTTTTCCCCATGCGGACATGATTGTGTTCTCCTAGTTTTTGTTTATACGTGTTTTTTAAAGTGATCGATGCTTGTATGACCGTGAGACTGCATTTTTTCTTTGTCTGCTGGCTTACCTGTCATATATTTATTCAAGAATTTAGCGGCGTGTCCCTTACTAACTGTGTGGGATTTTCCGTCTTGGAAAGTTACTTTCTTTCCAATAGACATTGCTTTTCTTAACTGAGGAACAATATGCTCTACGCTCTTGTCCGTCTTTGCATTATGTGATACGTCTGGCTTATCTTGCTTAGTAGGTGCTAAACCTCTGCTGTCCCGCTTGGCATCTCTTCGTGCATCTTCTGCGGCACCTTCTTCAATGGCAAGTTCTTCTTGCTCGGCAGTATACTCATTGAATGAGTCTAGATAGCTAATTTCAAAGTCTTCATTCTTTGCGTTGTGCGCTCCATCTACTGCATTAAAGAATTTCTTTTTGTCTTCGTCAGACATATCTGATAATTTCTTACCAGTCTTTTTCAGCATCGCTTGAAATTTATCTTTGTACTCCATCTCTAAAAGAGATGTAATTTCTTCTGTTGTCCACTCTTCAGCGTATACAAAACCTTTTCTAACTGCCATCTCGCCACGGCTTGCAGTTACTTTGCGTACCTTCTGAGTTTTTGGATTAGCAATTAGAGTATCTTTCTTTGGTTTTGGCTTTGGTGTTTTAGATCCAGGAATACCATAACCAACCGGCTTATTCATTTGATTTTTCTTAGTCATAGGACGACCAGATGCTCTTTGAACTTCTCCACCTTCAGCAACAACTTCTTCTTTCTTGATGCCAGGATCAGTTTCTCTTTCAGCAGTGGCTGATTTTTTAGATGCGGCTGCGGCTTTCTTCTGTGCTTTTAGCCTTGCATCTTCTTCCGCGGCAGTAGCCATGTCTTTAAATGCACCTTCACCTAAATTATGTTTTTTCCATACGTCTAACGGGGATGGTCCGGTCTCTTCTTTTTTCATTGGGTATCCTTGTGGGGCAGTTGATTTACCATATACTGGTTCCATTTTACCAGTTGCAGGATTTTTCTTTTGCCCAGTTTGTACTTTGGTTGTTTTTGATTTGGTTCGATTAAAAGAGTTAGATTCTGGATCTCGGTCCATCATGCCTTCTTTTTGCATGGACTTGGTACTACTTGAGTATGTATTCAACTCATAAGGATGAGTACCACCTTTATTATAGACTTGCACATGAATCATGTGCTTCTTACCAGATTCTTTATGTTTAGCAGGAATATTGACTCTAGTTGTTTTGCCATTTCCTGGCTTCTTGGAGTCTAATCCAATATGCTGTGCTTTATCATCAGGACTAGAGTGAATGTTATCTCTTTTTGCATGATGTGAAAATGCATGATTGACTGCATCGGTATAAGACTTGTGACCAGTTTTATATTCGCTACCTTCAGTCAAATCATCTTCGCTTACGAAATCTGCATCTTCAATACCAGATAGAATTGCTTCCATATCTTCGTCTGTCAATGTTTCTTCATCATCTGGATCAAATGCTTCGTTGCGCTTATTCTTTTGGAATTCGTTGAACGCTTTACGTCTATCATCGTTCGCTTTCTTTTCAGCTGGCGTCATCTGAGATACTGGCTTCTTCACTGCTGGTGTATCATATGCTTCATCGAAATCTTTTCTAACATACTCTTTACCACCGGCGCCAATGTCTGATACTCTTGTTTTGATTTTCTTAGGATCGACCTTAACTTTAATCATCTTTTTAGGTTTTTGTGGCGCGCCATATTCATCTAGCTGTTCTGCTTCTTCTTTTACTTCAGGCTTGTCATGCGAATAGCCCATCTTCTTCATGCGTAGATGATCTTCTTCCTTATCAGCTTTGTAACCTTTACCAGTTTTAGGATCGTACATCATATGAGGTTCGAATTCTTCTTTAACTGCTTTTGGTTTACCACAAGACTCACAGATTGCATCATCACAATCACAATCACATGAACAAGTTTCTTTTTCTTCTTGTTGATACTTGTTCTTTTGGGTGTTTTGTTTTGCTCTATTAAATACTGCATCGTCCCCTAAGACAATAAACATAAAGCTATTTAACAATGACTTAACGGCATCTCTTTCATTGGGTGCCATAGCTTTACCATCATTTAACTTTGCAAGACCCCTTTTTAGAATAGGAAGTTTAGCAGGTGACATTAAGCCCTGACGAACCAGCATATCTAGACGCCTAGATTGATCGGCTTCTAGAAGTGGTTCTCCCTGCATAACATCTCTAATTTGTCTTTCAATTGACATTGGGTTATCTCCTAAAGATTATTTGTAATCATATTTATAAAACTACGATACCCAGGAAAGTTTTTTATGCTTGTATTCTTCAATTACTTTCTTCCTTTCTTCTACTGGCGGGTGCATTGTTGTACCCAATTCACCAAATGACTTCAATAAGTCTTGTTTTTTGTACCCTACCGACGTCCAGTTGGCTTGATTGAAGATTGGAATACCTCTTTCCCAGTATCTTTTATGTCCATACAACTCTTGTTGGCACCCTAACCATGCAGTTATAACATCCCAATTTTCATTTTTCCAAAGTACCTGATGCATATGGTACATAGGATTATTTGGATCAGGTTTCATTTTAATCATTCTATTCTTGTTGAAATCGTCAACATTTGGATCATCTAGAATTGCTTGAAACTCTGCATCAATATTGTCGATCTCTACTGGTTGTGCCCTTCTATAATTGTATTTATCAAGGTTTGTGGACAGTATATTACTGCGAATTATAGAGTGTGGTCCTGCCATAGGTATACTTAAATCGAACATAGACATTGCTTCTCTTTGCCAATTCTTGTCTATCCAATCAAATGTCCAATCTAAAGTTTCTCTTGTCTCATATGGCAATCCCCATATAAAACTCATCTCACCTCTATAAAATCCATTTTCTTTTATAAAGTATTCTTTTGCTTCTAATATACCCTCAAGAATCTTCTTTGGGTCCCCACCTTTACCCATTGCTTTTGCAGAATCTCTGTTAGTAGATTCAATTCCATATAAATGACTATTGAATCGCATTCTAGCCAGTTGTTCTAGATCGCCTTTGCGCTGTGTCATTAGGTCAGCACGTATGTAGCCAGTAAAATCTACTTCAAATGGTAATTGTTGTACTACATCCGCATACTTTGTTATCTTATCCGTGTAATCATTAAAGGTATCATCCGTAACAATATAATCTGTTGTACCCCATGTGTCATAGTTGCGCTTTATATCTCGCTCAAAGTCTTCTGCTGATCTGGTGTGGTCATCCTTCACACCAAGAATTGGAAAGTTACAATATGCACACTGAAAACGACAACCACGTGAAGTCTCAAATGATAGTGTTTCTTCTGGTCTTACAAAATCTCTTTTTTGATATTCTATGCCTATGTTTTGCCATGGAAATGCATTATACTTTTTTGTTTCCATACAATCTATGACTTTAATTTTTGGTGCGCCAGGATATATTTCTTTTTCTTCGTATTCTGGATTACCTTCAAGTACTGCACCGACACCCAGTTCACCATATCCAACAATGCAATAGTCTATATTTGGTATACCAGCAATTGACCATAATCCTTGGCTACCAGCTATTGTTATTACGTCATAGTTTTTCTTGACGTATTCAAAAAGTTGTACTATATTGGGAGTGGATAAGTAGAAGATTCCACCAACACCTACCATTTTGGTATTGGAGTCTACTCTGCTTTTGACTATTTCGACTAGTTCTTCATATGTCCAAGAGTGCAGATAGTCAACTACTTCTACATCAAGATCATATGTTTCTCTGAGGTATGTGGCAACTCGGTATGTACCAGAAGTTCGCATTGCCATTTCGTATGATGGCACGGTACCCATCTCACTCACTTCATACGAGTAAGCGGAAATACCCGTAAACAATAAAACGTCTACTGCCATAATGTAACTCTAGTAAATTTTTGTAAGATTATATCCAACAGGTTCTGTTGTTTTTATCTCATGCTTCCTTTTATCAATATCAATAAAGATAATATGTTTGGGGGAGAGTTTTTTAATATTTTTTACTCGCCAAGTTTTAGGTGCGCCTTCTGTCACTCTACTGCCGTCTGGTAGTATTGTTGTTTTGCCTTGAAAGAAAACGGTTAACTCAAATTCCTCATACCAGAACTTGAGCCACCATTCCTTAAGACTCGACTTTCGCACCACCACGCCACTGTCTGCAACTCCAGTATCCTGCTTTAGTTCTGTCTTTTTTGTTTGCACAGTCATGTCGGGCTCTAAAACTTGCTCTTGCTTTTGGGTCATCTCGTTTAATTTCCATGTTTGGATCACCAAATGAAACTTTAACTACATTGCCTTTTGCATTTTTGACATATACGTAAAATTTCTTTGAACCACCACGTTGAACTTTATTTAGCGAAACTTTCTTTTTCTCGCCTTCTTCCATGATTAGAATATCTTCTGATATCAAATCTTCATTCATTGCGGCACAATCATCACAACAAACTTCTTCGCTTACTGATTTCCAACCACCACCAGCTTTCTTGTATTGCTTGGCAGCCCAACCATTTGCATATGCAGATGGATATACATCAAACTTTGATTTTGCTTGTGACTTGTATTTAGACCACAATGCAGGCTTTGTTGGAACATTCTTTTCTAAAAAGAGTTCATAATCTTCACGAATTTTTTCTAATTCATCTGGGTAATCTTTATCACCCTTCTTTGCGGGTGCTTCACCACGAGCCTTTTTTGCTCTGATATTAGCCCACAATCCTTTCTTATTTCCTTCTGAAATAAACTCATCAAAAGTTTTCAAAACAAACTCCTCTTTTTTATCTGTAGAAACCATAACGGGCTTTCCACCTTTACCCGATCTATCTGCTACTGGATCTTTTGCTCTTTTTCTTCTAGCGGCAGATGCTCTGTCATCTTTTTCCATACTATGTGCTTTTGATCGGGGCATACATTTTGGTTTGCCTTCTCCTGGCTCTCTAGCACAATCACCTTTAATTTTGCCATCAGTACCTACACGTACCCAATCGCCTTGCTTACCTTTACCAAACCATTTTCTAAGGTCTTCTGCTAATTCTTCATAAGTCTTCATTTCTTTTTAGCCTTAGCTTTAGGTGCTGGCTTAGCTTTTTTTGGTGCTTTGACTTTAAACTTCTTAGCTTTATACTTACTACCAGAACCACCTTTTGTAATTTTAAACTTCTTAGCGGCTTGTGGTTTACCACCGCCACCTTTCTTAATTCTTTGTAGTTCGTTCTTACGTACTAGTGGCATCATACGAACAGCCAGTCTCGCTACTAGAGGTGCCATTCTTTTTGCCATGCCTTCGATACGTGCTTTCTCTTGTGGTGGCATCTTACTTACGTCACGACCTCTAGCAAATCTCTGCTTGATTACGTTTCTTGCACCACGTTGCGCTCTCTTCTTAATTCTGGCTGGATCAGCGGCTCTTCTAGATGCTCTCATTCTAGCAACTTTAAGTTTCTGTCTGTTTCTTCTAGCCGCAAATCTGCGCTTCATTCTACCTTGAACAGATAGTACTTCACCCAGTACTTGTTCTTCTAATTCATCTTCCAATTCTAAATCAAAATCTGGAATTTCTTCAATGTCTTTAAAATCTTGCAACTCTTCTTCGTCATACATTCCAAGAGCAACCATATCATCGAATGTCATTTTATTAATTTCATCTTCCATCTGAAGTATTTCTACTTCTGAGAATTCAAATTCATTTGGTGCATCTGAAACTGCATCGTCTGCATTGTTTTGTTTGTACTCTGTGTCGCCTTGACCAGGAGTCATATCTTTGTAGTGTTGAGTACCTTCTGGAGTTCCCCAATGGTGAATATCTGAGTCATATTCTTCTTTAACCATATTAGCAAGAGTTCTTGCATCTATCTTATCAGATACTTGACCAGCAACGTTGAGGGCATACCACTCAATACCATGTCTGGTCCTGCCACCACCTTCTCTTTTCTTTCTATCGTATACTTGCTTTAGTATTTTCTTGGCGACATTGTACTTATTTCTATGTATTGTTTTAGCAAGAGGATCAAGCATCCATCTTGGTGCTTCATCAAGTTCTTCTTCTTTGACACAATTAGGGACAATTCTTTTCCCTTTCTTTTTCATGCCCTGCTGTTTCCAACCTACCCAACAGGCTTCATCAACTTCATCTTCTGCTAATTTATTTTCTGGCTCTTTGGGAGCTAACTGTGCAAGTTTTGCCCTACGCTTTTCTGCTTTACGTTGCATTGAAGACTTACCAATACGATTTCGCATTGTTGTTCTGTTTCTACCTATGTCTTCTTCTTTGATTCCGCGTAATTTTTTCTGGCTTCTTACCCAGGCTCTCGCTCTATGATTTGCAACTGGCTCTCTTGTCCATGCACCAATTCTTCTATAGACTGACATAGTAGCACCCTGATAGTTTGCACCATCTGAGTTATCAACAATATACATATGTCTACCAAACAAGTTTTGAAATCTACCGATATTATTTTGTACGTCTTTCCACAAATCTGCCACTACTTTATCTGGAAGAGTTCTGGCTCTTGATTGATTTCTTGCCTGTGCTGTTTCTAGGTCAGTGTTGACAAATATCATCGCAACATCATAACCAATTGATCTGAGTTTATTTGCTTGATTGCTTATTTTTTGAAAATCTTTACCAGTACCATCAATTACTAGACCAAGCCTACTATCAATCCATTGCTCTTGTCTCATCTTAGTGAGGAGCTTGGCTCTGTCTCTGATAGACTGACCTTTGCTAGAAAATATATTGTCTGGTGTTGCTTCTAGACCAATTTTGGCTAATGCTCTTTCGAAAGCATCGTCAGAATTTATCAGTTTCAAGCCAAAAGATTGTAGTCCAGTTTGACCCACAATAAATGACTTGCCACTACCTGGTCCTCCAGCAAGGAAAACTGCCTTGAAAATTCCAGGGTCATTTATACCCTCTTCAAGTGGGACAGGGTCAAGAAAATCTAAGAATGTTTTATCCATAAGGTTATTTATAATTAAACTAAAGCTAATACCTTACTGAGTGCCGAAACAATAGTCTCTGCGTGAATTTTTAATTTTTCATCTTTGATACTACTACGAATAGCCTCAACGTCAGAAAAATCAGCAATTAACTCATCATACTCACTACGAGTAATATCACCTTCGCTTAGATAACTCTGTAGTTGTAAAAGTTTATCTTCGTACTCTTTTAATAATTCTTCTTCTTGCATTATGTTATTCCTTCATTATTTTTTGATGCGTGATCCCGTTAAAGCAATAGCATCATCTGTTGCCTTAACAATATTTTCCCATTTTAATTTACAATAAACTTCTGAAGGATTTTCTCTATTGTAAAACTCTTCAACTAGTCCATGTAACTCTTTATAAAGATCAGTACTAGTATCGTTCATCGTACCCGCACTATATATCTTCAGCCACAGAGAGTTTTTATAAGTGTCTTGTGACAATGGACATCTACCCTCACTGGTAATAGCATCAACATTAAGTTCTACTAGTTTACCATATTCTACGTTATCAAATTTATCAGCAAAAAGATTTCCAATATTGGCACAACCAGCAAGCGATAATACAATTCCTACAATAATAATTCCTTTTTTCATGTTTCCTCCAAACGTTTCATTAACCTTTCAGCCCTGTTTGTTACTTGATCATACCATCTAGAATCTCTACCTTCAACTGCGGCAGTTTTCCAATCGCTTTCAAGTACAGCGGCATTCATTTTCTTAAATTTACTGAGCCTTGGTCTGCCCATATTGAACATCATATTGACCAAGATTTGCTGTACGGTGTCAGGTAATTCTCCAAATTTCCCTTCTCCGTATAGAGTGTTACACTCGGAGATGGCAGTATCAAGGTCTCGTTCAAAACACGCCCGGACTCTTTCTTCGTCAACTGGAGTTCCAACTGCCCTTCCGAATTCCTCGTCACTTTCGAGGACAAGGTGACCGACTCCAAAGGTTGGATAGCCGAGGTGGTCGTTATAGATGACATATTCTACTCCTTCGTCAATTTTTAGTTGTTCAAAAACTGCTTCTCTATTCATTAAAATGTTCCTATCTGTTCTTTTAAGAACCGTGAGAAAGAGGGGCGACTTTGACCCTCTTTAAGTTGCATACCTTTACGTACCGCGTTAAATAACTTTTTAGCACTAGCATCTGTTGCTCTAGGATTAAGACCTTTCTTAAATGATGCAAAGTCATTGTTGCTAACAAAAGTTCTCATTTTAGTGCCACTAATTCCAGTAACGCCTTCTGCGTCTGGATCTCTTTCACCGGCTGATACTATTGTGATTTCTTTGAATGTGTAATC